CCAGCTTGTAATATATGTCTAGTAGCTGTATTACTATTAGCCGCTGCTATCTTTTGTATACCAACCAAAGCGTTTCTATCAGGTGTTGATGCATCTCTAGCCTCGTTTAATCCGGTAACGTCTCTTATCATGTTTAGATAATAGTTGTACGTTTGTATGAGGCTTTGCATCTTAGCACCACCTGCTCCAGTTTGTATCTCTCGAACAGGCATAGCGCCAGCGTTGGGATCGCCATCTTGTGTCATTGATCTACCAATAACACTACCTGTTTGAAAATACATATTTAAAGCTTCTTGTGGATTATAGTTTGTTCCATTGCCAAGATCAATTTCAGCTAAACCATCAGCGTCTAAGTAAACGCCATCCGGCACAAGCCTTGACATAACCTGTTGTAGCTTTAAATGTGTAAGCTGTATCATGTCAGCAAAACCAGTAATACGACTTACTAAGCTTTCGATCTTACCATTGTACATACGAGGAGCACATATAGCATAATTCATTTTAACTTTAGTAAAATCACTTTTAGGACGCATCATGTTTTTAGACATCTCCCATTTAAGAAGTTTATTAGCTCCTAGTATATAAACTCCTTCGTATAGTGTTTCTATAGATCTTTGCAGCTTACCAAAGTTGCCTTGCATATCAGAAGGAGGATTAAATGTATCGTCTCTAGGTATTATTTTTTCGCCACCAGTACTAGTTTCTTTTACTTTGTAAGTTTCGTTCATGTAAGTCTTATAGTTAAAATATAAGACTTGAACTTTGTTTTTATCTATATCTTTTTTACGATAATACATATAGCTGTTGCTATACTTGCTTTTGCTTATGTCTTCTAGCATTTCCTCTGTTAAATGTGGAAACTGCTTAGCTAGCTCATTTAAAGGTATTTCTTTTATTTCACCAACATAATATATATCATCAAAATAAGGTGAATCTGTATAAGAATATATTAAGTGCTCTGGATCAACGTAATCTATGACAACACCTTCAGAAGTATTAAAAGAAGTTTTTACAGCGCCAATACCTAGTACTGTTAAATCATATAAAAATCTTCTTCTTATTAAATCATACTTGTTGCCTTCTAGTAAAACGTTTAAAGCCTGCTCTTCTGCTAACTCTACAGACTGCTTGTAAGTTAACTGCATGTGTAGCTTTAACTCCTCATCAGAGTTTGGTAGTTTTTCTTTATCAGTATCATAAAGATCTACACCAAACTGCTCTTTAGCAAATTCAGCTAACTTTCTAGTCTTCATGTCTTTCATTAAAGACTGCATATAATCAGTTCTTTTTGCTACACCGTAAGGATCTTGCGAGTATGCTTTTATGCTAAAACCCCTTTGAGACATACCATTTACAACAATATCAACAAATTTAGGAATAATAGGCACAGGCTTCCAGTCTAAATTTAAGTAGCTCAAGTCACCATTTATAGATAACTCGTCTTTATACTTCTGTATACCTTGCTCGCCTCTAGCATATAGTCTAAGTTTGTGAAAGTTGTTTTTTCTGTTATCGTATCTTCGCTCGTGATCTTTATCAAACCACTCAGCTTGTATAGCTTTCGCAACTTTTAATCCATACTCAGGACTCATTTTTTCCAAGTCGCTTACCGCTTGGCTTGGAAAATTTTTTATAACAGACTCTGCCATATTATCGCTTTATAAGTTTAGACATACTGCCTTTGTTAGTATATCTTGCTATGTTTATGTTTAACTTTTGTTTTTCTCTATTAGGGTTTGGTTGGTATAAATGTCTATTGCAAGCCATTATAGCTAGACCAGAACTTATAGTTGCATCAAACTTTGTTCTTTTATTTATATCAAACTTAGACCAGTCGTTTAATGTTTCATTGAAATATATATTTCCGTAGTTTCCATCACCTAAGTGACCTACGTGTGATTGTATATACATCTCAATAGCGGCAGCATGAGCTTGCTTTATATCCTCGCTAGAGTTTGGTATACCACCAACCTCTTTTTCTGCAACCGACAATTTATTCCAAACTTTATCTGGTCTGTTCATACTGAAACCTCTATATCCTCTGCGCCTTAAATAGTACAACAGCCTTGGTTTGTTATTCTCTGCTAGTAATGGCATACCGTAAAATGCTAAAGCCATTAATACATCTTCAAAAAACATTTCTGCGGTTTGTGGTCTAGCTAGGTATTCTAAGAAAAAATGGTTTGGCGGAGCATCTTCCATGCTAAACTTAGTTAGTCCGTGTAGTGATCCTTTTGATCCACGACCGTCCACAGTCCCACTAATATCGTAACTATCACAACCAAACGCACCAACGTGCTCATTACCTGGGTATCTAATTCCATTTTTAATTATAACTTTATTTTGCAAATGTGTTGATGGAAACCAACTTACTTTAAATCTACCTTTTGGATCTGGATAAAAAATAACGTTGCTATCTTTTACACCATTAACCCATTGAAAGTTTCCAACGTTTACAGCGTTAGAGTTTTTAACTCCTTCGTTGTAGTCTATTTGCTCGTATATTTTAACTAAGTTAAATATACTGTTTTTTGTTTCATCTCTAAACGCGTGCTCTTCAGTTCTTGGAAACTGTCGATAAAACTCATTTAGCGCGTCTTGATCATCACGTAAGCCATCGGCTTCGTTTTGCCAGTGATCAATAACACCAACATCTATTAGTTGGCCGTCTGGTCCATAACACTCTCGTGTTGGGGTATCAAACACGGGTCGTCCAAACTCATCAATAAAACCTTCATAGTTCCATTCCATTGGGATAAACAAAGAATATAAACCAGAACGTGTTTGACCATTTCTATTTCTTTTTGTGACATCACTGTCGTTATATAACTTTTTAAAGTTATCTCCACCTTTATCTAAAGCGTTTGATGTTGATCCCATCATGCATTTACCAACTACCCGAGCACCAAGTCTTAAACAAGTTTTAGTTACTCTCCAGTTGTTCAATATATTGTCAGGCCTTTCCCACTTACCACTTTCGTCATGCACTAGCAGGTTAAGCTTCTCACCATCGTAGCTGTTGTCACCAGTATTTTTCCAATCAATAGTAGTGTCAAGTCCAACCAGCTCTTCTTGCTTTTCGTTGGTAGTAATTTTTTTACGCGTAAACTTACTTGCAGGAACCCTATAAGCAAGCTCAGACTTAGGTCTGTCCATACCGTCTTGAATGGGTTTAAAGAAGAAAGGATAGTTAATAGATATTGGTACAACCTTATCGGTAAACATTTTCTTTGCATCAGCTCCACTTTTAGACAGTATTCCATATCTAGAGTCACTCGATATAGTAGCTAAATTAACTGTTTCAGCACTAGACATAAACGAAAAACCACTACGTCTGTTTTTTAAATAACACATGCCATAACATCTAATGTCTGCTTTGCACGCTTCCCAAAATATAAAGAACAACCTGTTAGCTTCTCTAAAATCTGGAGCACCAACATCAATTTTACTCCATTGTAAATACATGTAGTGACTACCTGTTATGTAGGTTACATCACCATTGTTCATAAACCAAAAGCCTTCGTCTCTACGTTTAAACTCTTCATCTATGAAGTCGTACCATTGATCTTTGTTTTCTTCTGGATAATTTCTCCAGTCAAAGATATTTTTAAGCTTACTTAACTCTTTAGGATATTCTATTTTTTTCCATCTGTTGCTTTGCACACACAGTTTTTGTGGTTCCAACGGCAAGCCAATTCGCAAACCTTGAATCTCAAGTATTTGTCCAATTTGCCCAGTTTTAGAGATAACCACAATATCATGTTCTTTATTGTATCCATATTTCCATTTACGTTTCTTGTTAAGTCGACTTATTGTTGTCTTCTTAACTGGTTCAACTATTTTATATAAGCTTTGCTCGTAACTCATTTCGATCTGCCTTCCGCGAAGCCTTTAAATACTCTGTCTTTTTTCTCTTCAGGTGTCTTTCCTTCCAAAATATTTTCTTCTTCTTGTATGCGGTTGAGTATTTCGAATGCATCAAATATAGCTAACTTTTTAGTAGCTGCCGCATTTTTTAATCTATCAGCTGATACATCATCGTCTGTATTAGTGATAATCTGCTCTTGAGCTACTTTAATTAGCTCATCAACTGCTCTGCGCCCAGCTAGGATTATACGCTTCTTCGTTTCCTTTACGCTCATATTTAATTGTAATATATTTAGAATAAACTCTATATAATCTACACCCTTCAATTATAAACTCGTACATTGAACTAGGGTGAAAACCTACTAGCTGATCTTCATCAAAAGAACCGTCTGTGTATTTAACTATACCTACGCAAGGCTCTTCTAAGTGAACGTCAAATCCAAAAAGAGATTTTATAGGTTGTATAAAACAAAAACCTTCAATACACTTCCAGCTGTCATTCTTTTTATATAAGAATATTTGATCTTGCTGTATTATGTATTCATCTTCTTTTAAAAAAGATCTAGTATTCTTTTCTTTTTTCTTAACATTGTGCCATCTTCTAAATACGTTATGATGAACAACAACAGTATCACCAACCTCAATATCTGTATTGTTTATTATTGGCGTAGACTTAACAACAGCTAATCTATTTACATATTCGTGATTTTGTATTTCGCTATTAACTATTAGCTCTTTATCACACACTTTTACTTTGTTGTTGTATCTTTCTCCATCAGGCGACACAATAAAACCTGTTATACTTTTCATTAATACTCTAGGTTGTACTCAACTGATATAGCCATATTCTTATTGAAGTCTTTCCATGGTAGCACATTTTTATTTTTTCTAATATATATAGAGTACTTTTCTTTTTCTTCTAATATATCGCAAATAGTATGACCACCATAAACTTCTTGCCCTACAGCATAGTGCATTGAGTTTTCTTTGTAATCTTTACCTACAGTAATTTTTCTAATTAACTTGCTCATTAGGTTCGTACATTATAGTACCGTCCTCAAAGTTAATATTATCAGTACCGTACTTAGTTTTAATTTCATTTCTTATAATTGAAAGCTTCTCTTGTTCATTGACTATGCCGTGCAACACAGAGTGCTTTTGAGATTCAATAGCTCCTAGCTCAAACTGAGCTTTGTTAATTACCTTAACAATATCTTGTATCGCCGTTAACTGATCTGCATGAATCTTTTCTGGGCGAAGATCTTTCGCCTTAGGTGTTTTTCTTTTTGCCATGATTTTATTTAATTTAATTAATTGTTTTTAAACTTCTAAAGATAATATAATTTTTAAAGGAGTTAAGTTTATTATTTCGTCGTCATCAGCTATACCTTCTTCTACTTTGTCAACTTTTATTGATGTAGCGCTAGTTACTTCTTTTACTGTTCCTATGTTTTTAAAAGAACCTCCGCCAGCCGCTGCAATAATGTCACCTACAGCAAACACTTTGGTAGCATCGGTACCGTCAACAGTTAAAGCAGTTCTTACAGTTTTAGCTGCAACTCCGTCAGCAACGTTTAATAATACTCCTGTAGAGAAGTCGTGTGTGTTCGCAGATCCTGCTATAAGCCCCATGTATATTTTATCAAAACCTACAACGCTTGTTCTGCTGTCTAGATGATGACTACTTCTGTGCTCTCCTTCTAATACTAAATTTGGAGTGTGATTAGCAGCGGCACCGTGACCTGTTGAAGCCATAGAGATATAATCTAAACCAATTTTATAGTCTGTTGAGTCTATTAAGGCACAGCCTATTAAATGTCTGTAATAACCTACTCCGCTAGCACTAGCGTTAGGAGTTCCTAAGGTACCAGGCGCAACGCCGTCTACTGTTCTAGCAAAGTAAAATACATAATCTCTAGCTGTTTGTGGTGATCCGTCTTCACCTCTAACAACTATGTTTATATCTCTTAATAATACTCCGCAGTTAGGTATTGAAAACTCTTGCCAGTCAAACACTAAGTCTTGTGCTGAGAAAGGAAGATCTGATTTGTCGTTTTGAATTATTTGACCTGGCGTAAACCTTGGCTCTAATTCTACTGTAAAATACTTACTATTCATTTTATTTTTCTTTTGATTGTTCGTTTTTCTTTGATGACCCACCAAAGAAAAAGTCAATGATGGTGTTTACTTTAGCGCTCATAGCGCCGAATATTGTTGATATAAAGCTAATTTCAAATTCACCTAGCTCTATAGTTTTTGTTACAAAATAATTAAACATTACAAATGTAATGCCAAAATATGCTACTGTAAACAACGTTGCTAATACTTTTTGTATAATAGCATCGTCCTTGTACATATCTCTTGCAGATTTACGATCTTCTACTTCTTTAGCAAAAGCTTCGCGCTCTGCATCTAGTAATAGTTTTTTAAGAGCAAGCTTAGCTTCGTCACGCTCTTTGTCAGTGGTAATTACTTTATCAAGTATACCTTCTGCATTGTCTACAATTTTACCAAATAAACCTCCTACTAAATTGTTTATCATTACCTAGGATTTTTTATTGTAGGATTTAAAACTCTTCTTGAATAAGCTATTTTTTCAGGCTCATCATAACCAGCTTCTACAGGTTTTTTATAAGGCTTTTTTTTAGCCTCCATCATACTTTTAGGCTTTTGTGGAATTGTTACTTTTGGAAAACCTTTCATTTTCATTTTAAACGCCATAACTATGCTTTTTTTTCTTCTTTAATTGCTCTTTGTTCATGTGCCCATTTGTTAGATCCTTCTGGGGCTCTCATACCAACTGGGTACTTTGGATTACTTGACTCTGTTACTACAAGATCACCGTCAACTCTTTTAAACTTAACACCAGCTATTTTATCAAAAGTTGTTTTTTTAGTATAACCTATCTGACCGTTTTTCATTTCGTCAAGGTGTTTCTTTTCGTGTGCTATAACTTTTTTCTCTAATGAGCTGCCAGGCTTAACAGACTTGTCTACAAATATAGAACCGTCTTTGTTAGCTTCAGCTAATATACCGCTACCTAAATTTTTTCTAATTATAGGCGAGTTGTCTGGTGTATTAACCTTTCTTGTTTGTTTACCTAGTTTAAATTTACCCATTATCTATCTGGATCTTTTATCATATCGTCAATAGCCTTGTTGTAGACTTTGTCAGTATATGTTTCATTATTGTAGAATACACTTCGATCTGATACTGGTAAATCTTCTTCTCCGAGTAAGATTCTATAGATTCTACTTATTAATTGGCTGCACTTAAACGAAGTTTTAAATACGCTATACTTTATCGTTGTACGATTTCTATGTCGCCAAACTTCTATCCAGCCTTCTTTTCTAAGACGCTCCCACCTCTCTTTGTCCCAAGAGTATGTATATGTACCGTCTATAAATTCTTGTCTTGTAAACCGATCTTTGCAGTCTAAATAAATTAGTAGTTCAAGATCAGCATCTTTTAACCCGTAAGTCTTACAGGCCCATTTTCTAACGAGCCTGTAATACTTAAGGATTTTTAATTCACGTAAATCGTGAGCTGTCAGTCTCATTGACTATTAGTCAACAGCTGTTGCAGCAATAGAGCACGCCGTGATTCTTGGGTCAGCATAAACGCTGTTAGAATCATCAGCAACAACTATAAAACCATCTGATAATGGTCCTGCGTTGAACGCGCTAGTAAGCGCTTGAACAACTTCCTTGTGCTTGTTGCTTGTGATAGTTAGAGTAACAACATCATAAGCATCTTCATCTTGTCCTAAGACACCTGAGAAGTGCAGTAGTAAAGTTGTCTCTGTACCACTAGCGCTAAAACCTTGGAAAGAAGACAAAGGATAAGTTACCATATCCTGAGCCTGATCAAATTGCCCGTTAGTTTGCTCCATAAAATATAACATCTTTTCTGCCATAATTTTAAAGTTTAAGATTAATAATTAATTTTTGTTTTAGATTTTAAGTTTAAAGATTCTGGTTTATAGTTTATGTTTAATCTATAAATAGTTATTACACGTTACCCAGCTAATGTAATAGTGCAATCTGTTATTAGATTACTACAGAATACAGAATTATCAGCGTCGCATATCTTAACAATGCCCGAGCTGCTACTATTTATAAAATCTATAATAGCAGTAGCCACTGTTAAATAGTTTCCACTAGCAAATGTAATTCCAACCACATCTACTACATCTCCAGCAGCTACATCTGTTATATTCATAGGATCAAAAAACACACGCATCTGTGTAGCGCTAGTTGGCACCATACCTCTAAAAGAAGATAGTGGATAAATAACCGAGTCTGTAGCGGCGTCCATACCATCGCCTGTTGCAAAAAATAAATATTTAGTGTCCATTATTCTATAATTATTACGTCACGCTGTCTTATCACATCGTACATTTCATTATCCCAGCTTACGCTGTGACCAGCGTGTTTGTCATAGCGTATAGTATCATTATCACTTATACCTTGCGTTAGATTACCTGCGGATATAACTTTACCTCTAATATATCTGTTATCTTCATCTAGCTCTTCTGTTATAATTAGACCTGCTACTTTTTTAGGTGTAACCTTATCTTTACTTACTATTATAAAATCATTTACTGCTTTCATCTAGTCTAATGTTTGAGATTACACAATCAGCAGAGATAATAGTAGATACTACACTCACCGCGTTTTTTAGCGCCGATTTTGTAACCAAAACCGGATCTATAATACCTTCTTCTACCATATTAACTTCATTGCCTGTTACTACGTTTATTCCAAAACCTTGTTTCTTTGGATAACCCATAGTTTCAAAGCCGGCATTATGCATGATAGTGTTAAAAGGAGACTTAATAGCATTAAGTAAAACCTTTTCACCTTCGTTAGAAGGTTCGATTTTTTTAAAAGCATTAAGAAGCGCTACTCCGCCACCTGGCACTATACCTTCTTTTAGCGCTGCTTTAGTAGCGTATATAGCATCTTCGACACGATCTTTCTTTTCTTTTAATTCTACCTTTGATCCAGCACCTACATTTATTATACCGACGCAGCCAGATAACATAGCTAGTCGATCTTCTAGTTTCTTTTTAATAAAACCGTTCTTCTCTTCAGCTATACGCTTATGCACCTCGTCTATACGCTCGCCAGCTAATTCATGCATGTCTTGTATAGTAATTACTGTAGAGTTGTCGTCTGTTTCAGCGTATTCAGCTTCACCTAAGTCTTCAGGCTTCATAGCGTCAAGATCATCACCAAGCTCTTCATTAAACAGCGTAGCACCTGTTAGTATAGCTAAATCTTCACACGTATCCTTTTTAGTAGGACCAAAGCCAGGTAAATCAATAATATTTACTTTAATGTTACCTTTTACCTTATTCATTAACAGCGCCGACTTTACTTGTTGCGATACTGGCGCTACTATAAGTAAAGCTCGGTTTTGCTTGATAACATGCTCAAGTACATTTTGTATTCTACGTATATTAGGTATTTCAGACGTACATATTAAAATCAGCGGATTATCAAGCTCACACTTCTGTTTTTCAGTATTAGTTACAAAATGTGGTGATGTTAAGCTACACTCGTTAAGCTGTACGCCGTCTACAGTGTCTACATAAGTTTCTTCTGTGTCAGAAGTCTCCATTAATACTACACCGTCTTTACCCACAGCTGTATAAGCCTCTGCTATAATAGCGCCTAATTCTTTATCATTGTTGCAAGATATGCTAGCTACGTTAGTTAGCATGTCATTATCAACTTCTATTTTAATAGAATCTAAGTATTCTAAGATTTTGTCAGCTCCTGACTGTAAACCTTGCTTTATTTCTCTAGTTGTTGTCTTGTCCATAGAGTTATAGACGTGAGATAGTAAAGCTTCAGCTAGGACGGTCGCCGTTGTGGTACCGTCACCAGCTTGCTTTACTGTATTTTGAGCTGCTTCTTTGATAAGAGTAGCTCCGATGTTCTCTATTGGATCATATAGCACCACTGATTGCGCTACAGTTACGCCATCTTTAGTAATTACTGGGTTTCCGCGTGCATCTTCGTAGATTACACACTTACCAGAGGCGCCTAATGTTGATTTTACGGCTTTTGCTAGCTTATTTACACCAGCAATCACCTTTTTTTTAGCGTCATCGCCAAAGTTTAACTCTTTAACGATCTCGCTAGGGAGATTGTATTCCATTTTATTAAATTAAATTAAATTATTTGGTTATTTTTCAAAAGTTTTTACTACCTTAGGCCCTTTTGTAGCCTCTAATCTTTGCGTAAAGTGTTCACAACTGCCGTCAATAGCCTTTTCTGCACCTTCCAGCGTCTCTCTACGAGTGACATCTGTCCAGTCTTCTGGCTTTTGTGGGTGTGAAACCTCTGTTTGGTAGTAACCGTTGGGCAATTGAGTGATCCTCCAGTTCTTTTTGTCTGCAAGATGCCTCCATTGCTCTTTGGTTTTCTCATTTACTTGTGGATTACCGGTCCACGTACTGCTTTGTTTGTAATACAAATACGTCATTTTGGTTTTATTTAATGGTTAATATTAATTTTTAGTTGCTTGTCCCTTGGTTTCTACCTACTACAGGACTAGACATAGCAGATTGTGATCGTTTACCTTGACCTTTAGTTACTTTTCCACCTTGGTTAACAAAGGTTTGGATTAATTTATCTAATTTAGACATATTTTTTATATCACCAAGATTTCCTTGTTTATTTCCAGTCAACCTAGCTCGCATTGTTGGGTCTAGATTTTCTATAAAATTTAAAAGTTCACCTCTGTCAATACCTTGGCCTTCTAATATAGCTTCTTTTCTGTTAAAGTCAAGAGGTCCTGTCGTTCTATCCATTCTATCTTTATCCCTTTGAGCAGCTCCTGATATGTCTGTAGTAGGAGTTACAGGAGAGCCAGTTCCAGGATAATAATATTCTTGCTTTGTATCTGTTTTTACTAAACCGCCTGGTGCTTGAATGTCAGCATTTTCTAGATCTAGTTTCTTTGCAAGATTTATATCACCACCTGTTAATACGTATTCATTTACTCGACCTTCTTGATTTAAGTTTGTCCCACCTACATTAATAGCTGGGTTTTCACCTGCTGCTACTTGAGCTTGGTATTGTTCTAAAAACTGCTCTTTAGGTATTCTTCTTTTCTTCACCTCTCCATCTTCAAAATATGTTTCGTAAACTCCTGTACTCTTCAAGCTAGATTCTTCCGCCGCTTTAAACGCGCTTAACGCGTCTTTGTGTGCTTTTGTTCCTTTGTGCATGGAACTTCCTTTCATTTTAAATGCCATAGTTTTATTTTTTTTAGCCACGCATTACAGCAGCTTTAAATTTAGGGTTCTTATCTAATTTACCAGCTTTAGCAGCTGCTTTTAATTCTTTGTTAAATTCCATAGAAGATTTTTCTGCTGCAGTCATCGAAGACTTCTCAGCAGCTCTCATAGATGACTTAGCTTTCTTTTTCTTTTTAGTCTTACCTGGAGAAGTCATAGGAGTTTTTTCAGCTGCCATCATAGAAGATTTAGTTGCTGCCCTCATAGACGATTTCTCTGCGGCTGTCATTGAAGACTTAGGCTTTGGCATTGAACTATTAGGCTTAGGCATAGAAGATTTTATGCCAGTAGGATCTTCATTTGGATTTCGAGTTCTTTTCGTTGAACTTTTAGGCTTAGTCATTGAACTATCTTCAATTTTTTCCATTGTTCTTCTATCAGGCTTAGTCATTGAAGACTTTTCTTCTTTTTTAGCAGCTCTTCTAGCTTTTCTAGCTTCTGCTTTAGCTGTTAAGAACTTACCAACTTCGCTACCTTTAAAACCTTTTCTAGTTTTAGAAGTCTTTTTACCTTCGCTATCTATTTTAGTTTTAGTAACATTACCAGTAACAGCGTCTTTAGTTTTAACTTTTATGCCTTTAACTTTACCTTCTTTATCTTTTCTAATTTTTTCTTTTCTTACAACATTGCCTTCTGCGTCGCGATCTGTGATTTTTGTCTTAGTACCTTTTTCTCTAGGGCCTTTTGACTCATCAGCTCTTTCTGTTCTTCTGTTTCTACCTTTGATCTTTACTTTTCTTTCAGAACCATCATCTTTTGTCATAGTTCTTTTCTCAACACCTCTAGCTTCGTCTTTAACATTTGTTTTAACTACTCCGGGTTTAGCAGCATCTGTAGTCGTTTCAATAGTTTTGCCACCTTTACCAGTTTCCGATGTCATTTTTGTAGTTTTTCTATCAGTAGGACCTTTACCGTATGCTTTGTTGATTCTGTTTTGAGCAGCATTATACTCAGGACTACCTTTTTCCGCAGCGTTACGAGCTTTAATGTGCTCATCTAACTTAGGATCTCTTTTTTTAGCCTCAGCGTAAGACCTCATAGAAGATTTTTCAGCCATTTGAAAAGCAGAAGACTCTGCTCTACCTTCTTTTGTTTTGTTACTACTAGCCTCTCTATTAAGCTTGATAGCTTTAATAGCGTCTCTGTAGCGTTTAGTGCCCTGAACCATGGAGGGCTTATTCATTTTAAATGCCATTTTGTGTATTGTTAGATTAATCTATTATCGATAATACTATTATCACATAGGCATCACTATTTTTAAGTTGTTATAAATATAGGACCCGGGTGTTGCCCCTACCCCCCTCCCCTCCCCTCCCCCTACAAAACCGTTTCTGTTTTACCCAGCCCCCCTTTTGTTTCTGCTTTTCCCTACCTCATCTAGGCCCCTACCCTGGCCCACCCTAGCCCCTCCCCGGGCCACCCCTTACCCGCCCCTGGCCCCACCTCAGCTTTTTATTCTACAGATTTTTTACATTACCATTTGGATAATATATATGTTATGAGAAACAATAATACATATAATAAAACAAATACAATAATACTACAAATTCTTACTATAACAATACAACTAACTTTATTCTTTATACTATGAAACAATTATTAAAAACACTCGAACAAATTGGTCATGCATGTGCAATAGCATTAAGACAATAACACAAAAAAAATACAACCAATACTGGATAATATATACAAATAAACTAAATTAAATTAAATTATTATGACAAAATTAACTAAAAACAGATTTGTTATCTCAAAATCTTTAATCGGACAAAATGCAGTAATTACATTTACTAACAAAAAAGGCGAAACATTTACTTATGAGCATGATGCTGTCTAT